CTCATTTCGTCGGGTGTGAAGCTGACCAAGACGACTAAGGATGCCAAGGACATGTTGCCTGGCGAGGAAGCTCGCTTCGCATTGGACAAGAAGGTTCTTGAGAAGCTCAAGAACAAGCACGAAATCATTGGGGATATCCTCAAGCTTCGTGAGTTGTCCAAGCTCCAAGGCACGTACGTCGAGGGTATCCTTGAGAAGCTGACTGACGACAACATTCTTCACTGCCAGTTCAATCAGAATGTGAAGACTGGTCGTATGTCGTCCCAGGACCCGAACCTACAGAACATTCCAGGTTCGACTACCGGCAAGATCATCCGTGAAGCATTCCTTAGTTGGAATGACGAGTACATCTACGTACTTGCCGACTACTCGCAGATTGAAGTGCGACTAACTGCGCACTACTCTCAGGACCCACTACTACTTGACGCGTATGCGAAGAACCAGGATATTCACACCAGAACGTTCTGCGAAATGTTCGGGCTGGATATCAAGGAAGTGGCGAAGATTCTCAAGGACAAGAATCACCCACTCTCTGAGGAATACAACCAGCTTCGTACAGTGGCAAAGCGAATCAACTTCGGTATCATCTACGGTGTAGGTGCTCCGGGCTTGAGTGAGCAAGTTACCCGTCCGGCACAGTACAAGCACCTTTCCGAAGAGGAATGGATTCAACAGTGTCAGAAGTTCATCGACCAATACTTGTCGAAGTACACGGGCGTAAAGCGCTTCGTGAACCAGGGCAAGCGTCTCGTGTCGAAGAACGCAGAGCTTGAGAACTACTTCGGTCGTGTACGTCACTTGCCGAATGCACAGGCTTGCAAGCTTCTCGGAGACAAGAAGCTCTTCTGGATGGAAGCTCGTGCACAGCGCCAGGGCGTCAACTTCTTGATTCAGGGTACTGCTGCTGACTTGTTTAAGATTGCAGTAGTTCGCTCTGACAAGATCCTACAGGGAAAGAAATCGAAGATCGTGAACTTGGTTCACGACGAAATCCAAATGTACATTCACAGGTCTGAGTTGGATGTACTGCCGCGCATCAAGCACGCAATGGAAGACTGGCACTTCACTGTGCCGATCCTAGCCGACTTCTCCGAAGCAGATCCGTCATGGGGCAAGAAGAAGTCGTTGGAGATCCCGGACCTGGTAATACGTTGACAGTGGCAATCGCCCTGCTACGATGGAGCGAACGAGGAAACAAATGCCAGACATCGAACAGACACCAACTCTCGGAGAGTTGAACCCAACATTCACAGTAGGCAATACCACCTACAACTCACAACTAGAAGAAGACCTCTTCGTCAATCGCAGTGACTTGAACAGCGAGTTCATGAAGCAGCCAGAACGATTCGCGTTCTACGCAACTTGCTACGAACTTGCGAGCATCAAGGTGCAGCAGCATGAGAACGCGCTCAAGCGTCTCTATGCTCTCATCGATCATGAGAAGCGTGCAGAGCTGATGAACGCGGGTGTCAAGGTCACTGAGAAGATGATCGAAAACTCAGTGGTGACAGACGACCGCTACCTAGCATTCCAAGAGGAAACCGTTGAAGCACAGAAGCAGTGTTCCGTGCTCAAGGTTGCAATGCTTTCGATGATTCAACGCAAGGACATGCTCATCCAGCTTGGCTCTGCGTTTAGGGCTGAAATGCAGGCAGATTTGTCTGTCAAGGCAGCCGCCGTGCGAGAGACGATTTCGGGTAATACTCGTTGACAACTCGCACGTCCGTGGTAAAGTATTGGCTCAACTACCAAGTAGGTAGCAACAAAACAAACAGGAGAAATCACAATGGCACTTGATTACGAAAAGTTGAAGAAGGCGGCGCAGGATCTACAGGCACGAATGGCACGCGGTGGCGGACCAAGCCTCAAGTTCTGGAAGCCCCAGGCAGGCAAGAACGTGATTCGCATCCTTCCTCCGTGGACGGATGAGGGTCCGATGGCTGGTCAGTTCTTCCGTGAGGTGCATCAGCACTGGAACGTAGCGGAAGGCACCGGACCTGTGCTCTGCCCACACAAGACCCCACACGCGGCAGACGACAAGTCGTGCCCTATCTGTGAGTTCGTGGACCAGCTCAAGCAGCGCAAGGGCGACGTAGAAGCCCAGCAGCTTGTCAAGGATTTGCGTGCGAAGCTCGCGTATCTCATGTCCATTGTTGACATGAATGACCAGAGCTACACCGCGAAGGATATCGCTGACTGGAAGAAGGAACGTCCGGATTCGGATTGTCCGTTCGAGGTTGGTGACCCGAAGGTGCAGTGCTACGCAGCAACGTCCACGATCGCTGAGCAGGTGATGAACATCGTCGTTGCGAACGAGATGGACATCACGGACGCTGAGGCAGGCTACAACATCGTGTTGACGAAGATCCCGAACAAGGATCCACTCAAGACGCGCTACACCGTGACGCCAGAGTTGAAGCCAACTCGTGCGCCAATCCCTGCGGACTTCAAGCTTCCCGACCTCTCGAAGATCGGCAAGGTTCACAGCTACGCAGACATGGTGAAGTTGCTCGGTGAAGGTCCCGCATCGGAGTTCTCCGGTCTGCTTCCTGCAAGCGCATCGGACACTCGTGTCGTAGCGGAACCTGAGACACGTAGCTCGAAGAAGTCGGCAGCCTCGACTGCATGGGCGGGCGATGACGGCGGCGATGACCTCGCTGCGGACATGCGCAAGCAGCTCGACGACTGAGAAGAGCAAGGGTGGGAATGGCGAAGGCTCATGGCTACTTTGTAGCTGTGGGCCTTTTCTATTTGTAGAGGTACAACATGTCAGACGAAGAAACAGTTATCGAACGCAAGGGCAAGAAGGCCCCAAAAGAGAAGGTCGACCTAACCAAGTTTGGCGGTGACAAGAAGAAGGCCGCTGCTGCTGCTATTGCACTCATCAAGAAGACACATGGTGATGACGCAGTGAACTTGTTTGGTGACTGCACACTCAAGGATGTTGAGGTTCTCACTACGGGAAGCCTCGGTTTGGATATCGCTCTCGGTGTTGGTGGCTACCCACGTGGTCGCATCATCGAAATCTTTGGTCCAGAAGCCAGCGGTAAGACGACCTTGACGCTGCACGCGATTGCCAACGCTCAGAAGAATGGCGGCTTGGCTGCATTCATCGACGTTGAACATGCTCTTGATCCTGCGTACGCTCGTGCGCTTGGTGTGGATATGGACGCACTCACCTTCGCACAACCATCGAGCGGCGAGGAAGCCCTAGAAATCGTTGAGACCCTTGCGCAGTCCGGAGCCTACGACGTCATCGTCATCGACTCTGTGGCCGCCCTGGTGCCTCAGGCAGAGCAAGAGGCAGACATGGGCGCAGCGACGATGGGTGTCCAGGCTCGTCTCATGAGCCAGGCATGCCGTAAGCTCACACCAATCGTAGGTGAGAGCCAGACACTCGTCATCTTCATCAACCAGATCCGTATGAAGATCGGTGTGATGTTCGGTAACCCAGAGACGACTACGGGTGGTAACGCACTCAAGTTCTACGCTTCTGGCCGCTTGGACATTCGCAAGGTCGGTACGCTCAAGCGTGGAGAAGACGTGATTGGCACGCGTACACGTGTGAAGATCATCAAGAACAAGGTAGCTCCCCCGTTCCGTGAAGTAGAGTTCGACATTCTCTATGGCAAGGGTGTGGACTACTTCGGTGAGCTGATTGATATCGGCGCACAGCTTGAGCTTGTGGAGAAGTCCGGCGCATGGTACAGCTACCAGGGTGAGCGCATTGGACAAGGCCGTGACAAGGCTGTGGAATATCTCAGGCAGCATCCAGACATGGTTGCTCCGCTTTCCGAGGCGATCCGCAAGCACTATGATCTCAAGGGTTGATTTCACACCGCTCCATCCGGTTCTGAGGAAGCTGCTAGAGAAACTGGCAGACCCTCAGAACTCTGTGCGCGATGTTACAGGCGAGCGTATGGATTGGGTAAAGGCGGGTTGTCCTGTATACAAGCCAAGCGAAATACCACATGGCAGATGTATTGATTGACGAGTTGCTCGTCTTCTCGGACCATCACGCACACCCATTTCCGTTCGGATCACAAGAAGTCATGCACGACGGGGTTCTTACGAACTCCCGTCTTGTAGACGCTTGCCAGGTTATCGAACAGATGCGCAAGTATGCGGACGACCACGACATCGAAAAGATTGTGTTCGGTGGGGACCTGTTTCATACACGTGAGGCAGTGTCTACCGACGCGTTCAACTTCACGTCGCGTGAGATTGCCAAGTTCGCCAAGAATGTAGAAGCAGTCTACATGCTGGTCGGTAATCACGATTGCTTTGATCGTGAGGGTAAGGTCCACTCCCTGGAAGTCTTTGACCACATACCCAACGTCGTCGTGAAGGGTTGGGAGCGCTCAGGCAGTCTGAGATCGCATGTTCGTGGTCGTCGTGGAGACACGTACACTCTGTGTTTTGTTCCGTACACAGAGAACAGACAACTTGCAATAGACACGATTCGCAACCACGCAGACACTGCGTGTGAAGGTCCGAAGCTCTTGTTTGCTCACTTGGGCATGCAGGGTGCCAAGGTTGGCAGCGATTACGTTTTGGTTAGCGAAGGCGACATTGGCGTTGGTGACATCCCCTATACAGCATTTGCAGGGTGTCTCTTCGGTCACTTCCACCAGCATCAACCACTGTTTCCTAATGGCTGGTACATCGGAGCATCCCATCAACATAACTGGGGTGATGTAAATACTAAGCGTGGCTTTCTCCATGTGCGTGTCTACCAGCACCACATCGAGTTCGATTTCATTGAGAGTGAAGCTGCACGGTTCATTGCAGTGACGGAAGAAGAACTCACTACGGCAAACCTTCGCGAGAAGGACTTCGTGAAGGTGCTCACGGAAAAGCGGTTGTCTCCGGCAGACGCAGATGCTATGCGTAAGACGATCAAGTCCACCAACTGCGAGGTCATCTACGTGCCACCGAAAGCCAAGCTGCAAGCTATCGAACTAGACGAGAAGCACCTAACCCCGGCTGCTATGGTTGAGACGTGGGTCAAGGCAAACGAACCTTGGCTCAAGGAAAACATGCCCGATGTGACTCACGAGGAGTTGATCGAATACGGCAGGACTATCCTCGCGAAAGTACAAGAGAATGACTGACTTCTCTAACATCAAGCTCAAGCCTGCTTCACAGAACGTGGACGTGCACTTCTTTCAGACGCGCAATCCTGGCGAGTGGAAGGCTCGCGTGGTTGTATCCAAGAAGGAAGTTCACATGTTTGGGCCTTGTGACATGCGGGCTCTACTCGTGAATGTGGACAAGTTCCTCATCCTCGAATCGACATACACCGACATTCTGGTTCACGGCGATGAAGCAATGGCTGTTCGCAACAAGCCAAAGAAGATCAGCGAGATTCGCGGTGATGCGGCTGCAAGACTGAGAGCGAACAGTGAAGCATCAGATTGAACTCAGCGCCAATGTCAACACGTCGATAGTTGACATTATGGCTGACGTAGACTTCACCTTGCGAGCAGAAGGTGATCAGACCGAAGCTGACTTTGCTGAGGTCGTGAACCGAGTGGCACTTGCACCGTGCGTAGGAAAGGCTACACTGCCGCTCGGACACTACAACGTACGGCTCTTCGCCGTGATTACGAGGGATGAACATGATGAAACTCTGGGTCCGTATCGTGAATCTGGTGGGCAACTTCCTGATCAAGAAGTTTCCGGGACGAGCGAAGCTGATTGAAGTTGACGGCAAGCCGTATCTTCATCGTTTCTATCTCAAGCACAACGGGCGTCTTCCAGGCATCTACCTCCATCACTTCTATCAGAGTGATCCGGACCGTGACCTACACAACCATCCGTGGCGTTGGTCTTTCAGTCTCATCCTGACGGGTGGGTACTACGAGTACCGACACAACGCTATGCACGCGCTCTCGTACTTGGAACCGGATGTGTTCGACAGGAAGGCACCTGGATTCAACTACATCACAGGTGACACGTTCCATCGAGTGGTACTCAAGGATCTCAAGGCTGGCGCATGGACAATCTTCGTGTCTGGTCCGGATGAGAAGGATTGGGGTTTCTTTACTCGCAATGGTTTCGTCAAGCACATGGAATACTTGGGCTTAGATAAGCCGTTCCAGGATGTGGCTCCGAATAGGGAGAAGGTATGAAGAAAGCCATCATGAAGAAGTTTGTAGTTCACGTCACGAGTGAAAGTAGTGATGACTACTACATGCAGTTTGACATGGCACAAGCACCGAAGAACGAATCTGAGTGGTTGAAGCTGATCGTTCAACATTACCCAGAGTTGGACTCACGCGAAACTGACGGCGAGGGTCCGGGTGTCGATGGTCACTGGATCAATGTGAACCATGTCCACGAGGTCACATGACACCAGAAGCAGTGCGTGAGCGTAAGCGAGCACTCGACCACCTCAGTCGAGAGTTGAAGCGCCAGCAAGATCATCTACAGATTGAGTACAAGCATTTGCAACTCGATTGCGAGCATCCGAATCAGCGTCGAGCTTCATGCATGGGAGAACTGTCCATGTACTGTCCAGACTGTGGAAGAGACGTATGAAGTACAGTTGGTCACAAGTGTTGTGGTTGGTCCAGAGCCGACTCAAGCAGGAAGATAGCGCAGCCAATATGGTCGAGGTGTTCAACGCCTTCGGCATTAGCTGGGGTGCGTTCCCTCTTCCTCCGTTTGTCGGTCAGGTACCCAACTTCACGTGGGATGGTCCTCGTATCTACTACGGGTCGACCAAGCTTGTGCAGATGGTGCACAACGACCCAACACTGTGTGACAAGGCAGCGTTCTTCTACGACCCGGTAATGCACTCGGTGCCGTGGTATGGCCCACGTTTTGGCGCTGACTATTTGAACGCTGGTGCACAGAAGATGACCGTGCGTGAAGCACTGGCACAGGATCCTACGAAGGACTTCTTTGTGCGTCCTGAGTTGGGTATCAAGCTCTTCGGTGGCAAGGTCACAGACGTACAAGGCTTCCAGCAGATTGTGGACAATGCGCCACGTCTAGGTGACGACTTGTCTCTCACCTTGGATTCTCCGGTGTACGTCAACCGCGTACTGCCAATCAGCACAGAGTACCGCACCTGGTACATTGGTGGAAAGATTGCCGCAGTTGTAGGCTACAAGCACAACGGTCGTATTGACCCATGGTTGGTGGACGTAGATACCGCGCCAGACGGTTCGCTGCGTGATATCTCGCAAGCCTATGAAATCAAGCAGTTCGCGAAGGAACAAGGCGATAAGATCGCTGAGGCGGGTGCGTTCGTGCTGGATGTAGCGTGTGTACCTGCGGACGGTAATGGCAAGTACGGCTCTGGTCGTGGTTGCTTCGACCTCAAGGTCGTGGAAATCAACTGCATCCACTCTTCCGGTTTCTACCGAACAGACATCATCCATGACGTAGTGTGTGAGCTTACGAACTACGTACGTGAGGGCAAGCATGGAGTTTGAAGAGATCACGATTGAGAACTTTTGCACCATTGAGCATGTCAAGTTGAAGCTCAATCAGCCGGGTCTCATCTTGGTCACGGGTGTCAACAAGGACGCACCTATCGGATTCGAGAGCAACGGCGCCGGTAAAAGCCTGTTGTTTGACGCGATCTGTTGGTGTCTCTGGGATAAGACTGCCCGAGAGTTGAGCGGTGATGACGTGGTACGCCGTCGCCATGGAAAGGATTGTGCGGTCAGGCTCAAGCTCCGCGATGGTAACAACACGTATATCGTGTCTCGTCATCGTAAGGATACCCGCATCGACAAGCCCAACGACTTGCGCCTGTTCATCAATGGGGTCGAAAAGACCAAGAAGATGAAGCAGTTGCAAGAGGTCATCAATCAGATTGTTGGCTTCGACTTCATCACCTTCTGTGCCATGATGCCTGGTGCTGGTGTCAACGTAGCTACGTTGACCGATACTGGAATCAAGGAACTGCTTGAGAAGCTGTTGCAGACAGAACAGCTTTCCTCGGCATATGCACAAGCCCGCGAACGTGCACGTGAACTCGATGGTGCGTTGTCGCTGAATGCTTCGAAGCAAATAAGCTGTCGCAACTCCCTCGATGCTATCGAGAAGGAAGTTGGGCAGCTTCGTGCTTTGGAGAAAAGCTTTACTGAAAACAAGGCGGCTAGCGTATTTAATATCAAGGAAAGAATACAGTTGCTCGTCCAGGACATTGCAAACTGTCAGGCTGAGCTAGATAAGGTACCTCAACTTCTAATAGAGGCTGAGGATATCAAGGGTGAGATTGACGGTCTCAACAAGCAGATCTTTGCTATCGAGACACCAGCCAAGGCTCGCATCAAGAAGCTCAAGGACGAACGCCTTCACGAAGAACTACAACTCATGATCGGCAAGGAAGGCATCACGACGCAGGATAAGCGTCGTGAACGCTTGCAAAAGCTTGAGGGCACGTGTCCGACCTGTGAAGCCAAGATTACACCCGATCATCTTGAGTCTGCACTGGCACAAGTTGACGTGGAGAAGCAAGGCTACCAAGACCTCATCTTTGCACACACTACGGAAATCAAGTTGTTGGATGGGGAAATCCAGCGTGAAATCAATGCCGCAGCAAACGAGCTAGCGACGTTGCAGGGCATGGTCAACATAAAGACTATGGCTATGAACACGTTGCGCACTGTTGCCACAACCAAGTCTGCATTCTCTCATTCGATGATTCGCCACAAGACTGACTTGGCTCGGGAACAAGCGGCCTTGCAGAAGGTAGAATCAGAGGAACACAACTTCGGAGAGATCTTCGGAGACAAGGCAAAGCTCGTAATAGAGTTGGTGAACAAGCTGTGTGCCCTCATGGCTGAGCACAAGAAGTTGGTAAGCGAGCAGAAGCTTTGCAGTTTCTGGGTCGATGGCTTCTCACCGGCTGGTCTCCGCAGCTACATGCTCGACTATGTGACACCTGTTCTGAATGACCGTGCTGCCTACTATGCTCGTGTGCTTACTGGCAACGAAATGAAGGTCACGTTCTCTACCAAGACTGCCTTGAAGAAGGGCGACGTCAAGGACAAGTTCCAGATCAGTGTCATCTACAATCATGGCGGTGAGCAGTACAAGGGCGTCAGCAAGGGCGAGAAGGCTCGTGCTGACCTCGTAATCGCGATGGCCCTGGGCGACCTGGCTACGTTCCGAACTGCCAAGCAACTGCCTTGGCGCTTCTTGGATGAGCCATTCGAGAGCATCGACGACGCAGGCAACCTCTCAATCACCGCACTGCTTGCAGACCAGAAGGAACGCTACAAGACTGTGTTTGTTGTGACACACAAGTCTTCGTTCAAGCAACTTTTCAATCAGAAGATTGTGATCACGAAGGAAAACGGCGTGTCAACACTGACCAAGGATTTCCAGTAATACTTGAACGTCGACCGTTTCGTAGTATGCTTGGAAGCTCGGAGGATGGACATGGATTCAAATCTCGCAATGAAGTTCGTTTCGGAGTACGCTGAGCGTGTAGAGCGTGTGCGCATCGTTGAGAAGCTCATCGCTAAGGAACAAGAGACCATTCGTCTTGCACAGCACCGACTCAAGGAACTTGACCGTCAGTTGCAGGCCGCAGTGTTTGAGCGTGATGACGCACACGCATTCGCCCTCAGTGGCATCAAGTCTCTCACGCCAGCTAGAGGTTTCGTAGTATGAAGGAAGCTCCTATCCTAGATGCCAGAGGTGGCGATCACGTTGAAGCCGAAGGCCAAGCTCTACGAGACATCATCCGAAATCGTGTCGGTTTGTATCAGGATCAGTACAAGGCTTTGCTCGATCGCATGGACTTGGAAATGCCGGACAAGAAGACCGCAGTAGCACTGATGGTTTCGCTTGCTGGTGACGCTTCGCTCACAGCAAACGCCTTGTTCTTCAAGGCGTGTATCGAGAAGGCTGCATGGCTTGAGAAAGAGATTCGAGCCTTGACGACTCTCGGACAGTCTTTCAGTCCGACACGCGTATACCGTATCACGCTTGCTGATGCACAAAGGATGGGACTATGACCTTTCTAGACTGGTGTGACGCTGCTATCCTCGTGGTCCTTGTTATTTGGGCAACAATGGACCGTTGTCAAATCTATCTACGAAAGCCAAAGTGATGCACAAGCTCAGTATCATGGGTGTCTCTGGTCAAGCAGGTTCTGGCAAGGATACAGTCGGTGACTATCTTGTCGAGAAGTACGACTTCACCAAGATTGCATTGGCAGATCCAATCAAGCATCTTGGCTATCACGTATTCGGATTCACTGAGGACCAGCTATGGGGTCCGAGTGATCGCCGCAATGGTGTGGACGAAAGATATCACACTGTAGAAGCTTGGAACCTGGCACAGTACAGGATCGAAATGTACGGGCACGAGTACATCGAACGTGTCACTGGAAACTCAGAACCGCAGTTCGTAGCTGGTGCGTACAAGCATCTAGTTCACTGGTTCTGTTGGCTCCGTGATCACTACACCGGAAAGCTGTCACCTCGCATCATGTTGCAGACGCTAGGAACTGAGTGGGGTCGTGAAGCGGTGGGTCCAAACCTGTGGATTGACTGCCTTCTACGTACCACTCGCAAGCTGCTCAATGAAGAGGGCGACATGATTCCATACGGCTATGACCGCTTGGAAGGCTTGAAGGTTCGCAAGCTCAAGGGCTTCAAGATGCCTGAGGGTGTTGTGGTGACTGATATTCGTTTCGAGAACGAGTTCAAGCAGATTCACGACGCTGGCGGATGTGTCATCCGCGTGCTACGTCCTTCTTCGGATGCGAAGGCAACAACGCTTGGGGTAGCGGGTCATGCATCGGAGACACAAGACTTCGACATCAACAACTTCGACTTCATCCTCAACAACGACAAGACGCTAGTAGACTTGTACGCCAACGTAGATACGTACATGCTTGTCTACAAGGCACAGCACGAGGGAACATGAACACTATGTCTTTGTACAGTGGTAGGTTGGCTGCGGTTCTAGGCGGTCTATGCTTGGGCATCGGCGGGTCACAACTGCTGGTCGGAAACCTGTTCGCTGGCGGTGTGTTCGCACTCGTAGGCGTTGCTTGGCTCTGCTTGTATGCAGCACTTGCCGCAGGCTATCGCAAGTTTCAAGATCAGTTGAGGAACTCGAAGTGAGCTACGAAGTAGAAGTCCTCGCACACTCGTCTGCGGGTGGGGAAGTCCTCATCACATTGTTGATCGACATGCCGCGCTTCATCCTGGCAGAGTTCAACACACATCGCATGTTCTCCCGCAACTCGGCATCAAGTCGAGCTATTCCGGTTGAGAAGCGCATCGCAATGTTGCAGACAGACCCATTCATCCCAGAAGCCTTTCTTGCAAACAAGAAGGGTATGCAGGCTGGTGACACGCTCGACCCAATCGCACAGGCACAAGCTCGTCAGATTTGGTTGGAGGCGTGTGCTTCTGCTACCAAGCACGCAAAGCGTTTGGCGGATGTGGGCGTTCACAAGCAGTGGGCGAACCGTATCATCGAGCCGTATGCTTGGCACAAGGTAATCTGTTCGGCAACAGAGTGGCGTAACTTCCTGGCGCTTCGTGAGCATCCAGCAGCACAGCCGGAGATTCAGATTGTCGCGAAGAATGTACGTGAGGCTATCGAGAAGAGTACGCCTATTCCACGCTGTGTTGGCGATCTTCATGCACCTTACATCCGTCCTGAGGACATTGAAGAGGCGTACAAGTACGATGACCGTGGAGTGGACCTGTTCCTTCTGAAATGCTCGGTTGCGCGATGCGCTCGGGTGTCGTATCTTACTCACGACCGCAACGTCATCGACTACAAGGCAGACCACGCACTACATGACATGCTTCTGACTAACGGGCACATGTCTCCGTTCGAGCATCAAGCATTTGTCATCGACCCAAGTGACCCAGAAGCCAAGTTTGGGTATGGTAACTTTGCGGCACCGTTCCAACAGTATCGCAAGCGTATTCCAAACGAACAAATCTTCACAGGCGGACAATGAGCAATAGAACTCCGGCAACACATCAAGTCATGATGTACGGCGCACCGCCCGTACCTGGCCCGTGGCCGGGCGACCAGCCATGGATTCCGCCTACAGTACCGCAGATCCCATTCGAGCCGTATCCAGTGTTGCCTGACACGACTACAGGTACGAAGATCGTATTGCCGGCTGCGCCCCAAGAGAAGCGTCATGTGCGTGTTGTCACACGCAAGGAAACAGATGGTACACTCAAGCTCAAGGTGTACATCGACGGTGAGTTGCAGACAGAAGTTGAATCGGACGGCACAACCCTAAACGCGGAGTTTGATCTATGAGTGGTGTATTCAAGAAAGAGCTGATTGGGCGTCTCAAGGCTATCACTGAGTTGGTCGAGAATGACCACGTGTCTCAGTACGCCGAGACTGTTGACTACGAACCCATCGAAGGCAAGAACGGTGAAGTCATCCGTCATGTGCCTACGGACTACGGCGTGAGCTTCATGTTCAAGGACCGTCAATCTGGGCATGATGTGACCGTGACCATCAAGACGAAGTTGGAGCAAGTATGAGCACAGAGACCGAGGATCAGCTTGCAGATGCCAAGCTTCGTGAATACGGAATCATGTTTTCTCGACTCATGGAGTCGGCACGTTTCCGTGAACTTGTGAGCCTCTACTTCACCTTCACGAAGGTCATCAACGAGGACACCAAGGAAATCGATTTCCAGGTCATCGAGAACCCGCCTGAGGTCATTGCGTCGAAGATGCAGGGCAAGGCAGTCTCGGAAGCGGAACGCATCCAGGTCGTCTCTGGAAGCCAGGCACAGGCCGTCCTGGACTCAGCAAAGCAGAAGGCTGAGGGTGGTCGTCGTTACAAGGATCCGAAGAGGCGATAATCATGACCAAGAAAACACTAGACGAACAGTTCGTTGAAGCGGCTGAGAAGGTCCATGCGCAGAAGGCAGTCTTTGAGAAGACTGTGAAGGAAGCCATGGCAGAACTCGCGAAGGTTTGCGAAGAGACTGGCGTGCCAGTTACTTTCAATCTCGACGGTGCCTCGTTCGACGTGACCTACGAGCCCAAGAACACGAAGAAGTGGTATGATGCGGATGACAACCTTCGTGCCAGGTACGATGCCTATGGCAGCGCATACGGAACCAAGGGTTGGCACGCATCGGCGATCTGCTGAGGAGGAAACATGGCAAAGAAGCAAGTAGTGGGTATCGGGTCTCGTGTCAAGCTCAAGGGACTGTTCCCTTGTCCTGCGATGAGCGTTGTCTCGAAGGATGAACATACACGTAATGGTTTCGTGTGTGCTTGGTTCAACGAGCTGGACAACTGCGAGTACCACATGAACTACATGCGTGTTCATCGTGATGCACTCGAAATCGTATGAGTGACCTGGCGATTGGGCAAACGTTCGGTGCATGGACCGTAACCGCGCAGAGCAAAGACACCACAAAGGTGATCTGTACCTGTTCGTGCGGACGTACGACCAAAGCAGTGCGCAAGTATGACTTGACGCATGCCAAGAGTCTCATGTGCCGACGTTGCTCAGTCTCCGTGTCAAAGACTTCCCATGGTGCTTCGCCATACGGTAAAGCATCGCCCGAGTACAATACTTGGGTGCACATGATTCAACGATGCCACAACCCGAACAACAAAGACTACAAGAACTATGGTGGTCGCGGCATCGTCGTGTGTGATATGTGGCGAGACAGCTTCGAAGCCTTCCTGTTCATGGTAGGCAAGCGTCCTACACTCAAGCACACGATTGAGCGCATGGATTCAAACGGCAACTACGAGCCAGGTAATGTTCGTTGGGCAACTCGCTATGAACAGAACCAGAATACTCGCTCAAATGTCAAACTCACCATTGATGGAGAGACTAAGACAGTCAGTGAGTGGTCCCGCGACCCGCGCTGCTCAGTCTCTGAGTTCACAATGTACAAGCGTCTTGACCGCGGTTGGACAGACCATAAAGAAGTTGCCTTCACACCTTCACGGAAGAAACATGGCTAACCTAGTTGAAGAGAACGGACTTGACTACGAGGTTCTACGTCGTGAGTATCTTGAGTACAAGAACGTAGCTGAGAACTCGAACAAGTTCTACGAACTTACTGCACTCAAGCTCGTATCCAGCGGCCGTGGTTCTGCTGGTCGTACGGGACGTTCGCACGCATTCAAGACTCGTTGGGGCAAGATCGGCACACAAGGCCAATCTGGCTTCGGCGAATACTCCACTGAGGACGATGCCCTGCAAGTCTTTGAGAACGTGCTGCGCGAGAAGATCAAGAAGGGTTACCAATCCGTGTCCAGTACGCCTCTCGCCAACCCTCCGAAAGCAAAGGCAGAAAAGCCCAAGCTAATCGAAGTTGAAACCGAGTGGGATTTGACTTGACAGTTCGTGATTCACGGCGTATCATCCGTGAATGGCAGTAAACGGACGCAAGAAGGGACAGACGGCCGAGAGGAAGCTGGCAAAGCTATTCTCGGTATGGTGGGGAGCGGACTTTGCACGTACGCCACTTTCAGGTGGCTTCGCGACGGCAAAGTTTCGTGAGGACTGGAACGCATGCGGCGATCTCGTGACGCCCGACAAGTCGTTCCCGTTCTGTGTGGAAAGCAAGAAGGTCGAAGGTTGGACGTTGGAGCAGATGCTCACGTCTGACAAGACTTTGATGCACAAGTGGTGGGAACAGACCCTGACGGAAACGCCGAAGGGGAAGATTCCATTGCTTGTGTTTACGAAGAACCATGCGCCCCTGTACGCAATGGTTCGTCGCATGCACATGACTCCGGAACTGTGGCATAAGTTGTCCACGTCGAAGACATACTTTGAAACTCAGTTGGGAACGGCAGATTGTGTAGTGATCTTCCCGTTGTCTGTGCTGTTCTCGACCATGAAAGAGAGCTGGTTGTATGACCGATAAGATCTTGCCTAAGTGCGACAAGTGCAAGAAGATTGTCCTACACTGCAAGTGTGCAGAAAAGGAACTCAAAAAGTGAAGCGTACACAGTTCGTCGTAGTAGGTCGCCACGTACTTCTTCCGATCACGATTGGTTTCTTGATCTCGCAGGGCTTTGCCCTCGTCGTTGACCCTTCGCAGGTCGATCAAGACAACCCTGTATTCGTGCTAGCCGGAGCAGAGGTACACAACCGCGATGCCGCATACAAACTACTCGACGAACTCCGCACGGTACAGTCCAAGGATTGGCCCGTGCTTCTTCTTTCTTCATCCAGCGTGTATTCTGACCGAGACTACGCGTTGAATCTACGTGAAGTAGAACCTATGGATGAAGCGCAAGGACATGTGATTACGTCGCCTCTTGATGAGAGTGCTGTGCGTCCGCTCACGTCCTTGCTTGCCGAGCACATGTTTGTGCAGCGCCCAACGGGTAAGACTGTGGTCGTACGACCATTCAACGTCTACGGACCTACCTGTACGCACGGCGTAGTGAACAAGTTCATGAAGCAAGCACGTGGTAACCACCCGCTGCTTGTTGACCATCCTGGTCGCCAAATCCGTACATTCCTTTGGGAAGAAGACTTCACAGCCGCAATCGGTGTGTTGGTACAGCGCTTGCTCAAGGGTCACAGAGGCATCTACAACGTCGGCTCAGATGAACAGGTGGAGATTCTCTCTCTAGCCAAGTCTGTTGGCCACGCCTTCGAGAAGGACGTCGAGATTGTCACCGTGGAACCAATCGAGCGTCATGCTTGGTGGAAGGTACCATCACTTGACAGACTCCGTATTGATGGTAAATGGAAGCCTAGGGTATCACTCCGAAGCGGACTCTTCTTGATGGCACGCGGAAATGTTTGAGGAAGCTATGACGGGCGACATGGTTCAATCAGCACGAGCTTGGCGCAACAAGCCACAGACGCCGCAACTTCCTGTGAAGACGAAGCGTATTTGCGCTATCTCGGACATGCACTCGTACCAAAATAGAATACAGGTGCCCAACTGTGATTTGCTCATCGTAGCTGGTGACATCACGGACCGTGGAGAGTACGCACAGATCACGGACTTCAATAACTGGTGTTTTGCTCTACAGGACAGTGGCAAGGTCGGTGAAGTCGTCTGTATCGCTGGCAATCATGACCTCACGGCACAACGTGACCCAGAGACGTGGAAATCTTTGTTGCCGGATGTGACATACATCGAGGACGAAGAGATTGAGCGCTTTGGTTTCCGCATTTACGGTTCGCCATGGACGCCTGCCTTCTTCAAGCAGCATTGGGTGTTCAATGCCGAGCGAGGCAAAGAAATCAGGTCCAAGTGGGACAAGATCCCCGAAGGACTCGACATTCTCATCACGCACGGTCCTGCCTACGGTGCTCTTGATCTCACGCCTCGTGGTGAACGTGTGGGTTGTATGGACCTACGAGACGTGATTCTCACGAAGAAGCCACGTGTGCACATTTGCGGTCACATCCACGCCGGACATGGTTTCGCCATGTTGGGTAGTACCATGATGTTGAACGCGGCGATCTGTACGGAAGCATACAAGCCTACAAATCCGCCACTTGTCATAGACCTCGGAATCTAGTACACTTAGGGCTTGGAAGCTTCCAAGCCCTAGGAGTATTGATGCCCCTCACCGAAGCCAAGAAGCGCATCAGCCGTCGCTTTAGAGCAAAGCGTGCACTGATGGTGGCTGAACTAAAGAACAAGCCTTGTATGGACTGCGGGAGGAGATTCCCTGCGGTCTGTATGGATTTTGACCATCGTCCTGGCGAGGAGAAGAGCTTTGATATTTCGGTGACCTGCAACGCCCGTACTTGGGACGCTGTATTGGCTGAGATTGCGAAGTGTGACCTTGTTTGCGCGTGTTGCCACAGATTGCGCACAGCGTCGCGTCTCGTACGTTTGCCAACTGAAAAACTGCCAAAGGTTGAAAAGACACATTTTGGCTGTGGCCATGCAAAGGCCGGAAATACATACAGACGTCCCACAGAGGCTTGGGATCGTTGTCATATCTGTGTGGCGGCCAATAATGCTGCTCGGGCTCAGAGACCCAGAAAGGCCGCAGCAGTATGAGTGCCTTGATAATCGTAAATCAGGCAACCCGTCCATCAGGAACAGCCGGAAAAGCGCGTTCTGACGGTGTTGTCTCCCAACTAGTGACGTGTACGAACAACACGCCCGAGTCCTCATATTTGTGGACTTTGGTTGATGTACCTATTCGTTCTGCGCTAGTTCGTGGTACTACTGGTACAGGTGCGTCTTTTACGTTCACTCCGGATGTAAAGGGTACGTATACCGTGTCCCTACAGGTCAACGGGTCGGTTGCCGATGTGGATAACGATTCGTCGTACCTCGCAATCCGCAGCTTCGCAGCCGGAACACTTGCGTGGCGCTATCAGGCTGCCGGTGAAACGTCCGAAGACAATGAGACATACGCTGGGCTTGGTTTCCCCTCGAACATCAACCCCCGTGGTTGGGCTACCAATGAGGACTTGATCTATGAAGAGATCGAGGCTGGCATCTGGGAAATCGAGAATGCCATCGTTACATTCGCTGGTGCTATCAGTCGTTTGGTTTTGACAGACCCTGCGACGGGTAAAGTACATCCATCGTTGATTGCCGGTTCTACACCAACCGGACCAGTAAGTGGCGATTTGTCAGGTTCTCTGCCAAGTCCTACAGTAGTAGGGTTGCAAGGACGTCCTATTTCTGCTACACCTCCACTATCAACTCAACAGCTGCGCTGGAACGGTGCAGCATGGGTGCCAGATTGGCCTGCGGGTATTAAAGACGTAGTTCATAACGGGGAAGTCGTAACAGTACCCGCAGACTACCAGTATTTCATCCGCGGCAACATGACCATTGAAGCAGGCGGTGCGTTCGTAATCTCTGCTGGTGGTCACGGCGGAAACTTTTGATCGGAGATAGACATGACACTTGCTGGATTTTGGGACTTTGGTATCGGTGACACTACGCCAGGAACCCCTGGCGTATCAGGTACTCGTCGTTTCTACTTCCGCCCTTCTGACGGAAAGCCAGCATACAAGGACAACGGAGGCGTTGAGACGCTCTTCGGTTTGATTGGTCCTGCCGGTCCCTCAAACGCTGTGTACCTGTCTGTGGGCGGCGTAGACGGTTCTGCGGCCCGTGGTGATGCCAGCAAGCCCTTCGGTACCTTTAAGGCAGCTGTTCAAGCTTGCCAGAACGGCGACGTGTTGAGGATTGGCCCAGGAGCTTTCACGCTAGCTGGTGCCGCTGACGTTCCTGCATGGCCTGCTGGTCTGCACCAGCTTGCCATCGAAGGTTCTGGTTGTGATCTTACTGGTGGCGGCGGAACTACTATCACCAACACAGGCAACGACGGTTCACACATTTTCCAGCCACCTTCTCACGTGACGTATCTCGGAATCCGCAACTTGAAGGCAGTAGTTACCTTGGGTTCTGGACGTCCATTGTATTGTGACGGTACTGGAAGCGGTGGCAACTACCTCGGTGGTAGCTTCAATGGCAGTTTGGTGCTCATTGATTGTGCTTTCTTCAACGCAGCGAATACGTTCTCTGCGCGCTTGAAGGATGTAGGTCTCACCGTAATGAGCAATGTGTTCTTCGAAATCGGAGGCAACACGAAGATGGAGGTCATATCGTCCGGCGCGATCTTCGCAACAGGCTGTGTATTCGGCAAGATCGACCACTCGTATGATTCTACTGACGTTGACCGACCTGGCTTCTCGGCTGGTTCTGTGTTCCGTGCATGCTCCTGGACCAGCGACCTCAAGCTCATCGGAGGGCCACAGAAGTTGGAGTTCCACAGCTGCACTTTGCACATTGTCAGTGGTAATGCTCTGACTGACTCTCTTGGCATCACGCAGTACGGTGGCTTCGTTGAACAGTACGACTTCTCGGGTAACCCGATGTTCGATTCTCCTAGCAACAGGTTCGACCTATACGGCGTGAAGGTGAACACTGCGCTCAAGCTCAAGATGGCGGGGGCACCTCCTGCGAATACGCTTCGTGCGACTGCTCGTGGCTGTGACCTAGTAAACATTGGTGGCTTCAACATCATCGCCGACAATGGTATCATCCTTGACGTTCGTGGATCGAACTACCAGCTGGATGGCGGACAGTTCGTGACCCCAGGCAATGGCAAGCTGCACTTGAGTCGCATCCTACGCAACTACACGACATCCGGCACAAGTCCAGATACTGTTTCGTTCGACATAGGTGGTTCGCTAACGTTTGACGGACAACCTGACTGGTGTCGTGCAGCGAATGCGGGAGACGTAAACGCAGGTACTGTGGCTGCAACACCAGTTTCTGCCTCTCAGGCACGTATCGACTATTCGGGAACTGCCGGTGGCATTACCCTTGAATCTATTTGGAAGTGAGAAAGAATCATGAGCACTGTAGCTGACATCCTCGCACGTATTCAAGCCGTCTTCGCAAAAGGACAGCTTAACTCTGCTGTAATGGCTGGTGTAACCGCGGATTTGACACAAGCCGTTGAAGAACTTAACGACGGCCTTGGGGCAGGAGCCGTTCCAGCTACTCGTCTTTTGCTGGCCACAGCGCCTGTTCGAATCTCTGGCGCAGCAAGTGCCGACCTGTCAGCAGACCGCACCATTTCAGTGCAGCTTGCTTCTCAAACAGAAGTTGACACTGGAACCGATGCAGTGAAGTTGGTTACGCCATCAACGCTTGCTGCTGCCAAGACTGTAGCACAGCCTCCATCGTACAACTTCTCAGGTGGGCTAGCCTTGTCGAGCGCGCACATTGGTGCAGTTGGACATGCAACAGGTGCTGGGGCACAGGCTGTAACGTTGCCAGATCTTTCTGCTGCACTTCAATCTGGTCGTGAGTTGATTCTTACCATTCAATGCGAAGGTGCAGCCACGGCAGTAACCATCACGCCCGGTGGTACTTCTCAAATCGATGGTGCCGGTGTTGGTGTAGCTTTCGTTGCAACTGTAGGTCGTACGAGAATCTCTTTGACTTCTCGCGACGGACTGAACTGGTTTAGTGGAAAGTCAGCATGAGTAGGTCACTTCTTTTGGCCGCCAATAGCAACAATGGCCCACCAAACGCACCCACTATCTCGGGTTTGCCCACTATTGGTAGTGCACTGGTTATTACACCAGGCAGCGGTAGCGTGCCTACGTCGTATGAGCGTGTTCTTGGTGGTGTTCCACAAGGAGACTCGTTCTCAACATATGTATATACCGCGGAAGATTGTGGACCGTGGTTCAGCCTCATTGCACACAACGCAGCAGGTAAGAGCATAGAGAGCAACAGACTGCGTTTGTCGGCGTATACACAGCTGACAACACCACCTGACGCGATCTACGATAACACCGGGCTAACTCTCGTGGGCACGAAGGTCAGCGCACAAACTGATGTGAGCGGAAATGCGCACACGACAATGGTGCAGGCTACTGATGCCAATCGTGCGGTATTTGGGCCGTTGTCTGATAATGGCGCTCCTGGTCACATCAACGGCGTTTATGAGCCTACGTACCTCACGGGTCCGGCTAGCAACCTTCGTGGGCCTACGATCGCAACGCTATTGCCAGATGCCTCAAAGGTCTGGGCACTAGTTCCAGTAATAGGTAGCACTGCGGCGGGATCATTGCCTGTGGCGGATGCGACGTCAATCTATAGCGGTCAGTGCGTAGTTGGATCAGTGGGTAACCATCTACGCTTGTCCTTCTACCAAGTGAGTGGTGCTGCAAAGGTTGGGTTTTGGGGAACTGGTGCAACGCTTCTAGCAGCAGAAGCCTCTATCACTCCGCAAGCTCCTCATCTGATTCGTGTCAGAAAGAATGGTACGACAGTTGGTGTGATTGTGGATGGTGCATCTGAGCAGACCGCTACATGTAGTGCCTCAATCGCCCCTACAAGCGAGGTGCTTGCGTTCGGCTACAATGGCACAGCATTTTTCAGTGGCATTCTTGGAGGTATCCCAATCTGGAACACTCCACCTAGTGCTAATATTCAGGCTACGGCTGCCGCCCTGGCTTCCTACCTCTACTCGCTTACGGAGTCACCATGGTCTTGAAACAGCGTGAAATCATGTTTGTTGGCGATTCGGAACAAGCAGACTATCCGAACTTCTATGGAACTCATCGCAACGTGTGTCTCGCAGAGCTGCGAAGGCAGGGCTACCCATGTAAGAGTGTTGGTCCACACGATGATGGCGCAACTGCTTACCCAGCTAGGCTACATCGTGGAAACATCGGAGAGCAGGCATTTACTGTATCCAACGCTCTATCGACTTTTGCTACTGAACTTACAACGTATTTCACTGGCACCGTAGGCTCCCGCGCTCGCCCGGTTGTAGTGATGAATTGGGGTGTAAATGATATCGGACATCCAGCGGCCAACAAAAGTGCGGCACAGGTTTACTCCTACAACGCGCTGATTGCTGCGCAAATCTTTGCGAGCATACCAGACGTTATTTTGATTGTGCGCAAGCTGATCAAGCCCGGTGCAGGCGCCGTTGCAAACTACGGAACCAACAACGCGGTTTGTGATACGTACAACGCCGGTTTGGCAACTCAGGCGGCACTTTGGGGTGCACATGGCATTTCGGATCCAGGCGCACCTGAACTACGTGCCGCAGACCTTATTCATCCAGCTGAAACCTATCTTGGCTATGGCGCAGTTGGGTTGGCGGATGCAGCAGCTATTGTGGCTACAGGACTTCTGTGAGTTATCCAAGCAACAGCACTCCTGGTCCACTACGTGAGTTTTACTTGCGTGTGGATAAGGAGTCTGTAATGGAAGGGCCGTACACTTACTACGAAGCCGAAGGTAAGGGACGTACAGCCACACGCGAAGCTGCCCGCACACGTAAAGGCTCCATTCAGATGGAACTAGTTACGATTGTTGGCACACGTCAAGGCGACCCACACATTACACCGAAGGTTCGTGTAATCTGCATCTACCTCGCTGGTAGGAAGGTCACCGGAGGTGATCTCGCACAGTACAACTCAGACCACAGAAATGGTTGGGGTTTGGCTTGACTATGCGCCATAGACGGATCAAGATCCCTCATGGAAAGTTCAAGAAGCGCAGAAGTATGTTGAGTGAACTATTGGCCACGCACAAGCCTGAATACATCATTGGAATCGATGAAGTCGGCTGGGGTGCTATCGCTGGACCAGTAGCTGTTGGCTGCGCTGTATACAAAGTTGGTTACACGAACAAGGGCATTCGAGACAGCAAGTCTTTCTCTGAGAAGACGCGTCAGAAGGCCTTTGCTCTCGTGCATTCGACCGCAGCGTACGTTGGTGTGGAGACAGCTTCTCCAAGTGACCTAGAACTCTACGGTGCTGGTCCTGTACTACAGCAGTTGTTCTTGACCGCTGCCACCAAGGCTTTGGCGTTGTTTCCGAACTCGTTGCTTGTCACGGACGGCTGCAACAAGATCAAGGGCTACACAGGCGTACAGACGTGTTTCCCTAAGGCTGACAAGTTCGTCTGTGCTGTAGGTGCTGCAAGCATCGCTGCGAAGGTCACTCGTGACATCACGATGGTGGAACTTCACAAGACTTGTCCTGAGTTTGACTGGAAGACAAACAAGGGCTACCCAACTCCCGCTCACACGGATGCGATGAAAATACACGGCGTGTCTGTTCATCATCGTCGCAGCATTGACATGGTTCGTGGTCTCGAAGAAACCGTTGGTTCGTACGAAAGGAAGATCAGTGAAGCACAAGGCCTTGAGTGAAATCAAGCATGGACAGCGAGTATTCGACATGTTGCCCGCGGTGTACTTCGAAGTGAAGTCTACGGGCTTGGATTCCAAGGCGGCACAGAAAGTGCTTGACGATTTGGTAAAGCATGGATATGCTTGGAAAGATGGCGAGTGCATCGTCATCTATAGGAAGATTGACGATGGCAAGAAAACAACTCATTGACTCAGAAGGGTTCCAAACAGGGAACTCTTGGAATAGAGCGACAACCGATCAAGCCGAGGAAGGCTTTACGACCGCGCTGTTTGAACAAGAAGAAGGCTGTGCTGAATGCGGATACGACGGTCCGCTACGAAGTACACGAAAGGGCTGGAAGTGTCCTGAGTGTCGTCGTATAGTCATTCCATCGGAGTGAACCATGAAGATCGTAGCAGGTACAGTAGAAGGTGATGCCCACCACGCCTATTGTGATGGTGTTCGCATCGTTAGAGCCATCGAAGCTGACACTGAGAAGGGCTATGTTGTCGAGATCAATCACGACAAGGGCAAGTTCGATTCGAAGTACGCGAACCATGTCCGCAAGCTCACTGGCAAGGTAGAACTTGTCCACAGATTTACCGGAGCCGTGATCAGATGATTCCTTTTGACTGCTGGGATGGACGCAACGACTTTACCGGCACCGTAGAGCAAGCGAAGCTTGAGCAACACTTCGGACCAAGTGCTGTAGCGTTCAACACATACCAGAACGCTATTTCAGCCATCCTAGAAGTCCTCGGTTCTCGCTCTCATATGATTCCGGTTGTGCTTCCCATCACAGCCTCGCCAGATACTATCTCGGCAGTATTGCGTGGTGGAGGAGACCCGATCCTGCTCGATATCCGCCCTCAGACGCTACAGATCGACCCGGTGGTGCTGGACGAGGTCTTGGCTGAGGTGAAGGCCGCTGTGGTCATCCTAACGCGACCAGGAGGCCAAGACCTGGACCCCGAGCTGCTGGCGATGACAGCCGAGCTTCCAACCATCTTGGACAGCCGTCTTCCGCCACACGAGGACATCGAGTCAAACCTTTGCTGCACATTCAACGTCTTCGATCTAGCACCCCTGGTAGGCACAGGAGCATTGGTGTTCCACAAGTTTGCACAGCAGGTTCGTGAACTCAAGATGGTGCGTGCAGGCATCCTTGGCCTTGCAGCAAACTTAAACGACGCTTTAGCTGCGTACACTATGAAGCGCTTGGCTACCGACCCATCGCTGGGTGTTCGTCGAGGTCAGCAAGCTATCGTGGTAAAACGGTACATGGAACTACTGCACGAGAAGTATGTGTATCCGTTCGACCAGAGTCCTGAGTGGCCGTACTTCATTGTGCGCGTAGACAACGCTGACCGTGTGGTAGCTCACCTGCACTCACACGGAATCACTGTGATGAAGCCCGTGTTTCCGCTGCACATGCTCAGCGACATCAATCGACGTTGGGTTGAGAAGCCCAGCTATCCCGTAGCCGAAGGTCTTGCGAAGAAACTTGTGGCATTGCCCACACATATCGGTGTGTTGGGTAAAGAAGCCATGATTGTAGAAAGGCTTCACGAAGTTGGCACCTCCCAAGATTGACATACGAGTTCGATTGCTCGATCACAGTGAGCTAGATCCAGTGACTGGTTGCAGAAACTGGACAGGTGCGACGTATACGGATGGTTACGGTCAGGTGTGGGTTGAGGGCCGTGGGCAGAAGGCACATCGTGTGGCATATGAAGCGTTTGTTGGTTCAACAAATGGGTTGCATGTATGTCACCACTGTGATAATACTAAGTGTATAAATCCAGCTCACTTGTTTCTAGGTACTGACTCTGATAACGTACAGGATAAGTGTAGCAAAGGTAGAGCCCGAGGTGGTGTGATGTGCGGCGTTCAACATCCTCGCCACATTTTGACCGACCAACAAGTAGCAGATATCAGAACAACACCACTAGTCCGCGGCACAATAACGATGCTGGCACAGACTTTTGGTGTGGACAAGACTACGATTTCTCGTATAGTACGAGGAAAGACTTGGAGACACAAATGACACGTAAGGGAATCTGGATCGATGATCCGCCATCCATGGTACTAACCTCGCAGTATTGGGACAACTTCCCAGCACACGGGATCACAACCGCAGGCATCATGCTAGAATCGATTGGCAACGGGTTCAACCCGATGTACACGATCGCAGACCTGACAGCCATTCGCGGCTTGGCGTTTTCCAGGAACGTCGAAATCGTACTCACGCTTTGGCCTGAACCAAACAAGAAGTACCTCGACGAAATGGAAGCTCACATTTCTGACTACATCGTAGCTTCCGGGTGTGCAGCCCTTGAGTTCGATGCCGAAGGCAACTGGATCAAGGACAAGGTTTCTGGATTCTCAACGCTTCATCAGGCAGCTGACTACCTGGCTGCAATCATGAACCGCTTGAGTGTGAAGCACGACATTCGCATCGAGTTGACCACGTTCACTGCTCACACTGAGAACAGTGCACAAGCTGACTTGGCTACGCACGTGAACCGCCTTCTACCGCAGGCGTACTCTGTGGCTGACCGTGCAAACGATGTGAAGGTGCCCTGGGGCACACAACTTGCACCCGGCAAGATGCAAGTGTTCACGCTTGACCGTGCTAAGCAGGTCAAGGGAACACACAAGCTTTGCTGTGGATTGGCCGCCTATGACCAGAAGTTCGAAGGTCACACGGAAGCACAAGCCATGCAACTCGCATGGGATACTGCGGTGTCCTACGGCGTGGAAGAAATCCGCTTCTGGTCATCGAAGTGGGTATTTGGTGTCAAGAGAAACGGCTACGCAAGCCTGTTCTTGAAGTCCTTGAAGGGGAAGTGATGCTTGGCACCACGACATGCACTGCATGTTGGGGTAACTGGACGGACTTTGCATACAGTCCGTATTGCACCTGGTGTGGCGGACATGGTTGGCGATTTTTCGAGGTAACAAATGGCAAAGAAGACAAAGACGATCGAGCCAACAGAGAAGAAGGCTCCGAAGATTCACGAAGTCATTCGAGTTCGTGATGAGTTGTTGTTTGACCATCCAAACAACACAAACAAGCAGTCCAAACACGTGCACCAGGAACTCATGGAGTCTATCCAGGAACACGGCTTCGACGAGCCTATTATCATCATTCCTCGCCGTGACGCAACGCCAGGCTACTTCATCGTGTCTGGTAACCACCGTCGTCGTGCTGGCAAGGCCGCAGGCATGGAAGAGTTTCCAGCCGTGCTTCGTGACGATTGGGACGAAGTAGAAGGCCGTATCCAACTTGTACGTCGCAACTTCGTACGAGGTGAGATCGACCGCACGCTCTTCACGGAAGAAATCAATCGCTTGACTGTTGAGCACCAGCTTGGTCTCGACATCATCATGGAGCGTATGGGTTTCGAGGACGCTGAGTCATTCAGCGAGTTCTACAAGCAGGAGCAGAAACGTGAGCGCTCTATTGCTTCGGCAGTAGCCTCACAGAACCAGGTAAGCCAGGTCAAGATGATTGATGACCTTGGTATTATTGTGTCCACTATGTTTGAGCGCTATGGCAAGACCGTGCCAAACTCTTTCATGGTGTTCCCACTTGGTGGACGTAACCACGTCTTCATTCAGATGACGCCAGCTCTCAAGAAGTCTATCGATGCTATCACTACCAAGTGTGTAGCAGATGGTATGGATGTGAACACAGCACTCGGTGGCTTGCTACAGATCGCTATCCACCACACCGGATTCTTCAAGGG